AGATCAGACAAAACGATTTATTTCCGGTATCAAAGAAGGTGAGGATAAAGAGTTGGAGATGTTATGGTATGACGGTGACACATCGCAAGAAACTTTGAGAACAAAAGCTGGTGAGGGTGCTATTGTTAAATTCCGTCATCAGTTCAAAACCGGAGACATCGCAACTTATGAAGCAACTTTGTTAGGTTGGCAAGTATCAAGCGGTACAAACGAGGATTTGATGAAATTCCAAGTGTCTATGAAGTTGAGCGGTGATCCGGTTTGGTCTAAAGCAACAGTAGTAACACCGTAATTGTCTAAACAATGCTATAATTTAATTTGGTGAGATCCTAAATAAATTAGAAAATTAGGATCTCATTTTTGAAACAAAAATATACAAGGAATATTGATTATGAGTTATGCAGAATTATTTAAACAACAACAGAACGGTATTTTTAAGGTAAAAGAAATTGACGTTTCAGAAGAATTACCAAACGTTGGTAAAATTTACGTTAAAGAATTAAACGGTTTTACTAAATTGTCGATTATTCAAGGCAAAATGAGTGATACTGAAAAAATGTGTTTACTTATATGTATGTCGTTATGTGACAAAGACGGAAACCCAAGCGAAAAGCCGGAAAATTACGGTGAAATTATATCTTTAATGCCGGATAGTGTGTTTAACAAAGTCTTACAAGCAACGCTAGAAGTTAATAACGCAACAAAAGAGAGCGTTGACAATATAAAAAAATAGTTAAATCTGATAACTTTATCCGGTTATGCTCACGAATTGCCCGTGAAATTGGAAAGTCAATCGGTGAAGTAATGCAATTACCACAAAGCGAAATATTGATTTGGCAAGAAATATTTTATGAAGAGTGGGCGCAAATGAATCCCGAAAAAGCAAGTGATTTAGAAAATGAAAGGCGCAGAAAAGAGGGTGTAACAGAGGAAGAAGCATTATCAGATATTGCAATTTTTAAGGCTATGATGAAAAAATAGGAGATTGTTATGGCAGACACAGGTTTAGTTAATTTATCACTCCATCTGGAAGATGTACAAGACTTTATTGATAGTTTTAAAAAAATGGGTGAGACTGTATCTGCCGTTACAGATCAAGTGTCGCAAGGTATGCTGGATATTTCAAAATATCTGAAAGAGTGTACCGATGGTTTTAATGGTTTAAGCAGTTCTTTAACCGGAATTTCACAGAATTTAGGAAGTTTCGATTTTTCCGGTATCAAACAACAGATTGACGATTTCAGCGTTTTTGCCGAATCCTTGAACAAGGCGATTGTAGGCACTGGGAATTTGTCTCAACAGACACAACAATTCGCTCAAACTTTTGGTTCAGCAGATTTAGCAAAACAGACAAAGGAAATTCAGCAGACAATAGCAGATTTAAAAATACCGGAACTGTTTTTAAATCAGACTGCCGATATGAAAAAGGCTTTTGAACAGATTGCACAGTCACTAACATCTGTATTAGAGCCTAAATTAAATGAAATGATTAACTTGTTAAAGCAGATTTCAGTTAATACTGCAACGACCGCTAACGAAACAAGTCAATTAAATCAACAATTCAAAGACCTGTCAGACAGTTTAAACAAAGCGTCTGAATCATGGGCGAAAGATATTACACAAATGAAAAAAACTGATTCATGGCTAACAAGAATCTCAAACGGATTTAAAAAGTTATTCAGAATCAGAAGTGAACAAAACAATCAGACAGATACCGGAGAACAAACCACACAAACCGGGCAAGGCACAATGGGTATGTTTAACAACAAAACCATTAAAGAGGGTTTGAATTATATTGCGTGGACTGCAAAGAGAGTATTTTATTTTTCTGTGATTAACGGTGTAATTGGTGCCTTTAAGGATATACCGAGCGTAGGTAGACAGTATGAAAAAACATTGTCTAATCTGTCAGTATCTTTTGGTGGGAACATCAAACTTGCCAAAGCGCAATTCCAAGAATTAAACAATACGATAAATAACATTCCACAATCTTTTGAAGAAGTTGTGAACGCAACAAAAACATTAAGATTGTTCAATTTTGCAACATCAGAAAAAGATTTAATTGCATTGTCAAAAGTTGCCGAGGGAACAGGAGAATCTTTTGAGGGTTTAGCCGATGCAATGGGTAAATTTACCGAGGGCAATTATAACTCACTTAAAAAATTTGGTATTACCGCAAAAGACGAAGGTGACAAAATAGCATTGTCATTCAAAGGGTCAATTACTGAAATTGCAAAAGATACACAATCATTACAGAACTATATAAACAATCTGGCAGATACCGAGTTTGCAACCGCTTTAGACGAACAAATGAACGGTTTATCCGGCAGTTACAAACGATTACAAAACGCATGGGGTGATTTGTCATTAGAACTCTACAATAGCGGTATTAAAGAATTTTTAGTTGATATGACAAACAAGGGTATTTCATACATTCAGAATTTCATTTCATGGTTGAAAAATCCCGAAATTAAATCAAATATAAAATCATTTTTAAATTTAGCTCAAAATGTAGCCGATTCAGTAGGCGAATTTTTTAAATTGAGTTGGACTGCAATCATTAAAGGTTGGGAAAATTTAAATGCCGTTGTTAATTCAGTAGCTAGAGCAATAGGCGGTGCGTTTAATTGGGTATTAGAACAGTTTGGTGTTGCCGTAGATGGTTTTAAAACTGAAATTGACAGTAATATAAGCTATTTTCAATTCTGGTGTGACACACTTATTACAATTTTTAAAACAGTAGCGCAAGGTTTTTCTAATTTACGTAGTTGGATTGTTGGTGACGCTATGCAGATTGAAATTAACGCAAAAGCAAACCTTGCAACTAAAGATATTTTGAAAGATGTTAATTTCAAAGACTTAAAAAATGCCATTGAAAAAGAGTATGGAGAAGATTTTGAGGGTAAAACGTTTTTTGCTGGCGATAAGACTGTAATTGAGGATTACGCACAAACAGTTCAAGATAAAATAGTCAATTTACAAGAATCATACAAGAAATTAGACAGTATGTTGTCTACTGTTACACATAAACGTGCAAGGGAAGATATAGTTAATGGCATGGAAAAAACTGAAAAAGAATTGCAAAGATACAAGAAATTGCAAATTGATGTTGCACACGTTATGCAAGATAGCAGATACAAGGCGCAACGTGGCGAGTATGAGAGCGTTATTCCATCGCTAAATGACAATTTCCAAAAGACAATAAATGAGCGTATTAAAACGTTAGAGGATGAACGTAGGAAAGCGCAAGAAAAATTAAGCAAAGTATTTGAGGGAACTAATACACAATTCAATGACAAAACTAACGGAAAAGGCGGTGGCGGTGGTCACGATAAAGAGTTAAAAGACTGGAACGAATTTTACGAAAAAATGCTTGCTAAAGTTACTGATTACGGCAAGGAACGTGTTAATTTAATTCAGCAATATCACGAAAATATCAAAGAGTTGGATAAACACTATGCCGAAGATGCAAACGTGTCTTTTGAGCAATATAACAATCTGAAATTGGAATTGCAGAAAAAGTTTGATAAGGATATGCAAGATTTAATTCGTAATCAGAATGAAGCGGTATCACGTTTATTTAATTCTGATTATAAGAACAAAATTCTTGATTTAGAAAAAGCATTACGGGAAAGAGAAAAAACAATACTAAATTCTTATGCTAACGGTGCCTTGACTGAATCTGAAAAGAACAACGCTTTATTGCTTAATGCTAAAAAATTCAATGAAGATTCACGAAAACTGCAAAAAGAAGCAGAAATTGAGCAAAATCAATTATTAGACAATGAACATGCAAACGAGATAGCTAGTTTGCAACAACAGTATGATAAAAAATTAGAATTACTGAAACAGTATCTTGATGATGAACGAATTACACATGAGCAGTACGATCAAGGTGCATTACGTCAGAAACAATACTTTGAAGAGCAGAAAAGAAAGCTAGAGGAAAGCGAATTTTCAGCAAGTAGCGGTGTTGTAAGTAATGCAATGAGTTCATTTGAAAAATTAGACCAAACATTACGTAAGTATGATCTAACATTCAGTGAAGTATTAGGAACACTAACGGACAAAGGCAAATTGACACAAAAACAAAATGCCATGATGTGGTCTGATATGTCGTTGGGAATGTCTAATTATTTTGGTGCATTATCGCAGAATTTTGAAAAGGGAAGCGGTGTGTATAACACAATGTTTGCATTACAAAAAGGTTTTGCGATTGCAAGTGCGACAATAAGCATGATTCAAGGTGCAATGGAAGCATGGAAATTAGGTTTTCCGGCTGGATTGATGGCTGGTATGGGAGTGTTGGCGCAAGGTGCAAGCCTTATCGGTCAATTAAAATCAGTTCAATTCAGAGCAAAAGGCGGTAGATTAGATCCGAATGCTTTAACCGTTGTCGGTGAACAAGGCGCCGAACTGATTACCGGAGTTAGCGGTAATGTAATCAGTAATTCAAAGTCAAAAGATTTACTAAATAATTTAGGAAACAATAACAACAATGTTACTGTTAATTTGGTTGAAGATGCTTCAAGAGCCGGACAAGTTCAGCAGAGAACGGACAATGATCAACAGACTATCATTGATGTAATCGTTGCAAACATACGCAATGGCGGTGAAGTAGCAAACGCTATGAGTGGCACTTATGGACTAGCAAGGCAAGGATATTAAAAATGAACTATTACCCTAAAACATTACCGAAGTTTTTACAAAGCGGATATACATTAAAACGTAGTCCTAACGTATTGCGAACAACTATGACTAACGGCACCGTCAGACAGAGACTTTTATCAAAAGATGCACCGCACGTTTTAACGGCAACCTTACAATTTAACAATTTGTCAGACTATCAGACATGGGTTGATTTTTATAATGACATCATAAATTGCGGTGTCGATTGGTTTATTGCTCCGATTTTAAATGATCGTACCGATGATGATCAGAATCAGATTATTGCCCGAAAAGTCAGAATACAAAACGGTTCCATCACAGAGCAACTGCAATTCAGAAACAATGTTGGAGCGTGTCACAAAATCAGCATGACACTTGATGTTGACAATGTGGAATTTAATGAATCATGGAGCGCGTATTATAATGAGTAGAATTTTACTTGATGTTGATTTTAACGATCAAACAACACACGATTCAGCAAATGCCGGTTGGGTTGAATCGTATGTGTTAAATAATTATAACGGCTTATCCTATGAACTTGTTGATACAAATGATTATTGCGCCGTGTTGACTGATTATGCGGGTAGAGGACTAACCTACACTCCGGCTAAATTCCAAGATTTTACCGATTACGAAATTGAATTTGACATCAAAGAAACTGATTATCAATCAAGAATATTATTTACTGCTAGGAACGGTTTTTCTTTTGGACACAATTCTTCAAGTAAATGGTTACATTTGAATATAGGCGACCAGTCGATTGAAGTTTATTATGAAAACGATGACACAAACTGGCACAACTGGAAAATCCACAGAGAAAATGATGTATTAACATTGTATCGTGACGGCGAACTTGTTTATACATATGATGATACAGACGGAAACGGTATCATTACATCAAATATCTGTTTTGGAGGAAATCAAGGAAGTTTCAACAACAGAACTGTTTATGTAAACAATCTCAAGTTTACCGAAATAAAAACAATGCCATATATTCTTGCGAGCAGTGACAATGTTAATGCCGGTGACACGGTAACACTTGTAGTTAATGGTGATATTCAAAGTCAGAAGTGGTCATATAACAATTTAACCACTCAAAGCATTGTTATTCAGCCACAAAGCACAATTACAATTTCATGTACTGTTATTACCACATGGAATGAAAAAATAACTTTATACAAAACAATAAACGTATCAGCTGGTGTGGTTTACGGTCAAGGTGCGATTAGTGATGATACATTGTTTTTAATGAATTTTGCTAACGGCAAAATGCAAGTCTTAAGAGGTACTTGCGTTGACAGAAAAGCTATTGATGATCCTTGTTATTACCACATCGAAAATATTGATGGTGTTTATTGTTGCGGTATGATACCAGATAGCTCATTCGATACAAGGTATTCTTATTTTCCTCCGGTGTTTGATTCAGAGGGTATTTGGTACAATGAAAATAAACCTATTGAATTAACATTCGAGTACACAATTTATACTCCTAATTGTGACGACAATGAGATGTACTGGAAAACATTATCATTTTTTGATGCAATTTTAAACACATCAACAATTCAGCCGGGCAGAACTACTGAAATAAATCACGGATATATAAATTTACGAGGTTATCAAGAAGGTGCACCCGTTGGAATGAATTTGATAATTTCAGATAAAATGCGGGACAGATCAAAGCCTATTTATTCCGGTGGTGAAAGATTGCCACAATTAGCAAAAGCGATCATCGGTGACGGTTGGTCTGATTACGGCTGGCATCATATCTGTTTTGAATTGCATTTAGCGGTACTTGATGGTAGTAATGATGAAATCAGCATAAAAATGTATGTTGACGGAATACCGATTAAGACATGGCACCAAGTTTACAGCACAGATTATGTTGCTAGAAACGGCGAATGGTTTTTAATCGGTGATTCTTTTAACTCAAATTTACAGTGGTATATTTCAGAAGTTATCATCACAAAAGGCATTAAATACGGTGGTATGTTTAAACTGCCTAGCAATTATTATAAGCAATATACTACTATTGCAACCGAGGTGTTACCAGTTCAGCCTACAAGTAAATTCAATGATTTAGCCGTAGTTAATGCCAACGGCACAGATGCGCCCGTTATGGCAATAATCATTGAATCTGAAAGCCTTGCAACTCCGATATGCTTCGCACAGTCGTATCACGATTTTTCAGCAAGAGATCACAATCAGGAATTACGTGATTTTGTTGCCAGTGGTATTCAGATAAATTTACCGGAGCGCAACAATCAATCCGGTAATGCGTTGAGCTTTGGCGTTGCTAGTGTTAATGGCGAAGTTATTGAATTATCAAATCAAGTGCTGGACGGCGCATATCCCGCATATTTAACTGTATTGGAATATTTACCTTTTGACACGTCTCAAGAATTTGACAGTGACACTGCATTCAGTCCGATTTATTCACTGACGCTATTTGTTACATCGTGTCAAGTGACAACAAAGGGTGCTACTATTACTGCTGGATGGCATGATACTTTAAATGCTAAATTCCCATTCAAAAGATACACGGCAAAACAGTTCAAAGGATTGCGCTATGTGTGTTAAGAATATTGATTTGTTTATGCGTAATATCCATACTCCTAACGGTCGTACATTTCCGATGTGTGATTGCTGGGGGTTGGTATGTTATGTTTTTCTAAAAAATTTAGGAATTAAACTAGATCATAAGACCTGCTATAACAAACACACAATGACTAACGGATATAACGATTTAGTCAGTGATTTTGAACAGGTTAAAACTCCTAAAGATTATGATGTAATATGCTATTTTAAACACAATGTTTTAGTTCATATAGGTATTTACATCGACGGTCACATACTGCATACAGATGCAAGGAAAGGCACATGTTTTGAGGTTTATAAACCGCAGAATTTTATAAAAATCTATCGTTACAAAGGAATGAAAAATGAGAGTAAGAATATTTAATCGTACTGATTTAGGACATG